ATCTTTCTTTAGAACACAGAAAATCCCTCAGTAATAAATTCAAATTTGAGATACCTTATGCTCGACATCTACCAGCAGTGAAACTGGGTAGGTGGGATGGCAAAGTCAGTTTCTTTGGATTGGGTGGCAACACCTATCTGGCTCTGGTGGGAGAAATACTACCCATCTTGGAAAATGCAGGAGTGTATGTGGAATTAGAAGATCAACGAACACCACGCAATTTTGAATTTAAATTAATAGATGAAAATTATCTATCTGATATCAACTGGCCCGGGAATCATCCTTGTGCTGGACAAGCTATAACTCTAAGAGATTATCAAGTGGAAACCATAAACAAATTTCTAGAGAATCCTCAATGTATTCAAGAGATTGCCACAGGAGCAGGCAAAACGATTGTCACTGCGGCTCTGTGTAGATTAGTTGAAAATTACGGACGTACTTTAACTATTGTGCCAAATAAAAGTCTTGTTACACAAACAGAAGAAGATTTTTTGGCTTGTAATCTGGACGTAGGAGTATACTATGGAGACCGAAAAGAATTAGGCAGACATAACACAATTGCTACTTGGCAATCATTAAACATACTGGAAAAGAAAAGCCGTGATGATGAAACCACAGCTTTCCTTGAAGCCATAGAAAATATTAATACTGTTATAGTGGATGAGGTGCATATGGCCAAGGCCGACGTGTTAAAAAGAATGCTCACTGGCCCATTTGCTCGATGCGGCATACGTTGGGGACTTACAGGCACAGTACCAAAAGCAGATTATGAATTTTATGGATTAAGATGCAGCATAGGAGAAGTAACCAACAAGATAGCAGCTAAAGAACTACAAGCCAAAGGAGTATTGGCCAACTGTAATGTAAATGTTCTACAAACCCAAGACCACCCGGAATTTAAAAATTATCAAGAAGAATTAAAATGGTTAACCACTGATGAAACCCGAATGTCATGGATCGCAAAAACCATTGCAGACATTGCAACCACAGGCAATACAATGATTCTAGTGGATAGAATATCTGCTGGCGAATTGTTAGAAAAGAAAATACCAGATAGTGTGTTTATATCTGGGTCTACAAAAAATACTGAAAGAAAAGAACACTATGATGAAGTTTCTACGGCACAGCACAAAGTTATTATTGCTACCTATGGTGTGGCTGCTGTGGGAATAAACATACCTAGGATCTTTAATTTGGTATTAATAGAACCTGGTAAGAGCTTCGTGCGTGTGATACAGAGCATCGGTAGAGGCATTAGAAAAGCAGAAGATAAAGATCACGTTAACATTTGGGATATAACTTCCAGTTGTAAATTTGCAAAAAGACATCTTGGACAAAGAAAAAAGTTTTACAAAGAGGCCAATTATCCGTATAATATAGAAAAGATAGATTATGAAAATCCTTACATTAGAAAATAAGACCTATATATTAGAAAAGATTCCAGAATATGTAGACGACAAATTGAGATTTGCAGTATTAGACAATTCAAATCCAGCCGATCCGGATTATTTCTTTATACCATTAATATTCCTAGAATCGTTTAATGCTCCAGCAGCAGTGTTACAGATAGGACAGTATAAGATTAAAATGCCACTGGATTGGAAGATGATTATAGGAGATCCTGAGCAGGGAGAATTACATGTGTTACCATTGACCAGTCTGAATGATCGAGGATTTAGAGCATTTATGTTCAATCCTATAACAGATTCTAAACCTACATTTGCAGATGTGGATATCGTGGACATATATCAAGAGGTCAAATGGTATTTCCCTAAAATTAAATCAGGTCAGATATTAGCAGTACCTCTTACAGATGATGATAATCCACCGTGTGCGTATTTCGTCAAAGATATATCTAGGCAGTCAGAATTTATGGATTACGGGTCAGTATGGTAAAAATAGCAGATTGGCATTGGCCGGTAGACAACGATAATTTAATACCTATAGGTAAAGAATATCAAAAAAAATACAGAGATGCTATACTTAAATTTCTTAAAGATAATAATTGTAAATTTAGAAACTGTTGTGACGTTGGTGCTCACACTGGTATTTGGAGTATCGATTTTATTGAACATTTCAAGTGGGTATACGCATTTGAACCAATTAAAGAATTAAGATCGTGTTATGAAAAAAATATTACTAAAAAAAATTATACCTTATATCCATTTGGTTTAGGAAATTCAAACGAAGATATTTTATTTTTATATAATCCAGAAAATAGTGGAGGCACTCAAGTTAATTCTCAGGGAAATTACAAAGCATCAATAAAAAGATTAGACGAGTTATCGCTACAAAATATAGATTATATTAAAATAGATGCAGAAGCATACGAATTAGAAATATTAAAAGGAGCAACAAAATTATTAACAGAACAATCTCCAATTATTCATTTAGAAATGAAACTAGATACTTTGTCTAGATTTAATCTAAGCAAAAATGATATTAGACAATGGTTAGCTAATTTTAATTATAAACAAGCATTAAAAATAGCTAACGAATTTGTATTCATAAAAAGTGAACAATAGTTTATGATAAAAAGAAAAGATAATGTTGTCAAGATGAAAGCGCCGGTATTAATGATCCCAGACGAGCATGATCAAGAAATACCTGTGTTAATGAATCGACATTATATCGACTGGATCATGGCTCATGCCAAGAAAAAGAAATTAAGCATACAAGGTTATCAATTAAACGGTAAGAACATAGAGATAACTTTCAAGAATCCTAAACATGCATCAATATTTGCTTTAACGTGGAAAGAAGATGAGTGAAAAGAAAAAATTTTTTGAATTAAGGAATGGCATGAAAGCCATAGACTTTCGTAATAAAGATTATTATGATAGGATTGATGATCATGAGAGATCTTTGTATAGTCCTTACATGATCATGCGTTATGCGTCTGCTGTTTCGGGAGAAAGATTTTTCCAAGAGCACTACGTAGAAATGATCAACGAATTTGTTAACAAACATCTGTTTACATTAAGCAGCAAACATAAAAAACTCTGTTGGCAGTTAACTTCCATGTGTGGAGGATTAAAACAGCAATTTCATCCATGGATCAAACCCATGAAGAAAACCCCAAATAAATCTTTGCAAACTCTTATGGATATCTATCCAAATACTAAACAATCAGATCTTGAAATACTGGATAAAATCATAACCGACAGCGAACTAGAACAACTGCTAGAGGATCATGGAAAGCAATCTTAATACTTGTACGTTTTGTGGCAAGAGTTTTACAAAAGAGAGAACTCTTCAAGTGCATGTGTGTGAGCCTAAGCGTCGACATCTGCAAAAAAGTGAGAAGTGGGTGCAGAATGCTTTCTTAGTATTTCAAAGATTTTATGAGGTACATCAGAATAATAATAAACCAAAAACTTACGAGGACTTTTGTAAGAGTGCCTACTATAATGCTTTTGTAAAATTTGGCAGATATATCATGCATATCAATCCTCTGTATCCAGAAAAATATGTTGACTACGTGATACGTTCAAGAATTAAATTAGATCATTGGGCTAGAGATGATCTTTACGAGGCTTATCTCATAGACACTCTTAAAACAGAACCAGTAGAAGCAGCTCTCACAAGATCTATACAAGCCATGATGGATTGGGCAGAAGAACAAAATGTACAATGGGCAGATTATTTTCGTTTGGTTAATACTCCTCGAGCAGTTCAACATATACAAACTGGAAAATTATCTCCATGGTTGGTGCTTGGTTGTTCAGCTGGCAAGAAGATGTTAAAATCCTTTACAGACGAACAATTACAAATGGTACAAAGATTTATTAATCCGGAGTTTTGGTCAAACAGATTTAAAACCCACATGGCGGATTCTCTATTTGTGCAAGAGACAGCACGGGAGGCCAAAATTGAGTAACAAAGTAACAATGGAAGAAGGAATAGACGTGGCAGTGGGAGATTCTATCATAGTGATTAAGGAAGATGGATCTATTAGCCAAGTGATACTACCAGAAGTTAATAATCCTGCTCAGGAGAGCAAAGGTTACAAATTAACTTTGGACATATTAGAATTTATTGACAAAGAAAAAGGCGCATTAATAAGAACAGAAACCAATCGAAGGAAATACAATTAATGCCTGATGTAGATATAGATTTTGCTAATAGAGAGCAAGCACTGAGATTTTTTAAACACGTGCCTGCTGCTATCATCAAAGACGATGACATAGAGAAACATAAAACAGGAGTGTACTTTCAAGAAGTGCCTGTGGATCCCATTAATAATTCTTGTAGTTTTGATTACAAGAAAGCAGAAGAGCGAGGATATTTTAAAATAGATTTATTAAATGTAAATCTTTATGAAGGAATAAAAACAGAACAAGAATTAGTGGAATTAATGTTGGAAGAACCAGACT